CAAAGTTTACTGAAATTAAATCAAAGAGGAAAATTGGAGACATCATCGAGTTATGACACGTGGTGCTGTAATTTTTGCTCTTAATAATGGCGGTATTGACTATGTTAAATTAGCCGCATTTGCAGCCGAACGAGTAAGAAAATACCTACAAGTTCCTGTGAGCATTATAACAGACAGTCCTGACTGGTTACAAGAATCATGCCCTGAACATTGTTTCGATAAAATTATCGTATTGCAAGATCAGGAAGGTAGTCAAAAGGATTTTCATGATGGTACACTATCTTCAAAAAAATTCGACTGGAAAAATTTGTCCCGAAATAGAGTTTATGACTTAACACCATATGATAAGACCTTAGTATTAGACAGTGATTACATTATCAATTCTAATATACTAAAATCTGCTTTTGATAGAGATGCAGATTTTCAAATTTATCAAAATAGTTTTGATCTTGCAGGCTGGCGAGATAAAAAGCCCTTTACTAGATTGAATAGCTACAGTATTCCTTTTTATTGGGCAACTGTTTTTGTTTTTGAAAAAAATGCAATCAGTCAAGCGTTTTTTGATCTAATAACTTACATTAAAGAAAATTGGCAATATTTTAGAATGCTGTACAATATAGATTCTCTAGCATTTAGGAATGATTTTGCATTTAGTATAGCCATACATATCATGAATGGAAAAGGTAATGGTAGATTTGCTACTGAACTTCCGGGAACAATGTCTTATATTTTAGATAAAGATATTCTAATAGACATTGATAAAAACAAAATGAAATTTTTAGTTGAAAAAGAAAGCTATTTTGGAGAATATATTTTAGCAAAGACAACAGGAATAGATGTACACGTAATGAATAAATTTAGTTTATCTAGATTTATTGAAGGAGGTACCGGTGTCTAAAGGGTTTTTAGTTCTTGCACAAAATACAGAAGATACAGACTATGTTCAACAGGCATACGCACTTGCACTGAGTATCAAATTTAGTCAAAATGAAATAGCTAATATTTCTTTAATCACTAATAACGATGTTCCTGAACAGTACACATGGATATTTGATAATATTATTCCTATACCTTGGTATAAAGAAGGTAACAGATATCAAGCTGAAAATCGTTGGAAGTTTTATCATGTTACTCCATATGATGAAACAATGGTATTAGATACCGATATGTTGTTATTAGAAGACATCACTGAATGGTGGAATTACTGCGGTAATCATGATTTAAAATTTTGTTCGCGTGTTAAAAATCATAAAAACGATTTGATAACAGATACAGTCTATAGAAAAGCATTTGTTGTAAACAAATTAACCAATCCGTATTTTGCATTACAATATTTTAAAAAAACAACTCCTGCTTACGAGTTTTATAAAGTATTGGAATTTGTATGTAATAATTGGGAATGGTGTTATACAAAGTTTGCGCCGGAAGAATATCAAAATTGGTTGAGTATGGATTTAGCAACAGCTATTGCTATTGAAATAACAGGAATGCATGATAGCGTTATTGATAAATGTAACCCCTTAGAATTTACACATATGAAACCAGCAATACAAGATTGGGATATGATTCCTGTAAGTTGGCAAGATGGTGTACATACAACATTGACTACCCGTGGTGATCTTGTTGTGGGAAATATTAAACAATCAAAATTATTTCATTATATAGAAAATAATTTTTTAACTGATAAAATTATTGAACGATTAGAGGAGTTAGCTGATGGCAAAAAGAAAACCACAGATTAATTTACCTCATAAGTATTATATCTACTATAATAAAAAAACAGGAGAAATACTTTCTGTTAGTAATGAAAAATCTTCAAAATACGAAAACGGAATTGAAGTTGAATTTGCAGATGCCGAGCCATTCCTAACAGGACAGTATCAATTTAAAGACTTTCAAATTGGATATCATAAAGACTCTGATAAACCTACAGTACTTTCAACTACAAATGAATTTTCAGGCTATTCATTTAATAACAAGGTTTTTGAATGGATTACTGAATCTAAGAAAAATGCAGAATGTATTGTTGAATGGAATTTGAGAGATCGTGTTTGGAATTTTAGTTTAAGTAGAGAATTTAAAAATACATACAATTCTATCCTAGCATCAAAATTGGTATTTTTTGTTACATTAGAAAATGATAGTGATTTTTTAATTAGAACTATTTTTATAGCAACACAGGACCTGTTAACATCAGATTGTGTGACAGTTCCGTTTGAAACAGATATTGAAACTCGATTAGAAAAGATTACTATTAGTAGTAAACTAGTTTTTAAAAATTACGGATTAAAGGTTATCTATGAGTAATATTATAAAAGTGATTGATCAAGACATTGTGTTCTTAAGCTACGATGAACCAAACGCTGAAAAAAACTATGCAGACTTATGTGCTAAGGTGCCTTGGGCAAAACGTGTACACGGAGTTAAAGGTAGTGATGCCGCACACAAAGCCTGCGCCGCTAAAAGCGAAACTGAGTATTTTATCACAGTAGATGCAGATAATATTGTTGATCCAAAATTCTTTGAAGTTGAAGTAAATTTAGATGAATTAGGACTTACATCTGAACATGTATTTTCATGGTGCGGTAAAGTACACGTTAATGGGCTTATGTATGGTAACGGCGGATTAAAAATGTGGACACGAAAATTTGTTAATGAAATGAAAACACATGAAAACTCGGATCCCACTGATACTAAAGGCCTTGTAGAGTTTTGTTTTGATGATCGATACTATCAGTTTAATGACAACTATAGCGAGAGCTTTACTAACGCAACACCATTCCAAGCATGGCGGGCCGGCTTCCGTGAAGGTGTAAAGATGAGTTTAGATCAAGGTGCAAAAGTAGCAGATTTAAAAACAGTATGGTGGCAAAATTATCATAGATTACTAGTTTGGTGTACAGTGGGTGCAGATGTTGAAAATGGAATTTATAGTATACTAGGTGCCCGTGAAGGTGCCGCAATGACCAATTGTACTGATTGGGACTATAGCAATGTTCGAGATTTTGAATACCTAACTACCTACTGGAACGAGCATTATGCTAATGCCAGCGATGAAGAAAAAACTGAACAAATTAATTTTTACGGAAACGAACTTAGAGAAAAATGCAAAATTGAAATTGCAAATTTAGACCCCGCCGGCAGCAGATTTTTTAAAACTGTTTATAATAATACTCCTCGGATAATTCGTAGCAGAAATGTATGATATCTTTTTCATTGGTAAAAATGATAGTGATTTTAATCGATTAAAGTCACGCTTTCTTACCGCTAAAAGAATTAATGAATCAGACATCTATGTTGCCCTGCAAACCGCGGCCAAGAGATCCTTTACAAAAATGTTTTGGGTAGTATGGGATAATATTGTAGTCGAAGACGGATTTAATTTTGATTATAAAGTCCCCGAATGGGATATGGAATATAATCATATATTTCGTAACGGAGAATTTTTTGACGGAGTTTGCTTGTTTCCTAAAGCAATAAAAGTAAGCAAGCGAGAAGCAGACTACAGATTTTTTACAATTAAAAAAGAGATAGATATCCTTGCATCTACGCCTGTACCATACCAACAGTTTAAAATTAATGACTATGATGATTATTTAAAATCGTTAGAAACTACAACTACAGATATGTTTTGGGCTATTTGGCCTAATACTGAAATACTTGATAGTTCAATTCTTGACACTGTTTTTAGTTTTCATAACACATACGATAAACAAGAAAATCATGTTTGGAAAAATTTATGTAATGATAAAGAATCTTATATTAGTGGATTAGCATTGTTTAGCAAAACTAAACAAGTTTCAAAAAAAGAAGTTAATTATAAGATGTTAATCAACCGTAAAGAATATGATCAAATTGCCAGTAGATTTAGGTATCCTAGGTACTATATCAGTACGTATGAAGAATATTTAAAAATACATCAAACAGAAATCGCACCGCTATTTTGGTGCATCTGGCCTGAGATTCAAGTTACTGATCAATCAATTTTTGACTTATACTACGACCCTCTTGACGGTACATATGATTATGATAGGACAGAAAATCATGTATTTAAAAATCAAGATATTGATGAAAT